TTATTTACTATTTTTTAATTTAATTTCAGGAAATGTAAATTTTTTAGGAAATAAATCAAACCAATATTCATCATATATTATATTTTCTTTTAATAAGTTAAAATAATGTAAATCTAAATAACATAAATCAATTAAATTACGTAAATTTTTATACTTATATTTTTTTAAAAGGAATAAAACATTTTCTTCATTAAAATAGTTTTTACTATTAAATTTTTCATTAAAGTCTATGTTTTTTTTAGGTATATCAAAATTTTCAGACAAAAAATTAGATAAATCTTCTAATAATATAAATTCACATTTAAAATTTTTATTCTCATTATTTAATATTGATTCGTAAATAAATTTATGTCTATCTTTAACCCAATGATGATTTTTTTCTTCATAAAAATCATTTAAACATTCGTTTATTTTATCACGTTCTTTTAAAAGATGAAATCTATCATTTTTTTTACCTGACTCATTAGCGTAGTTTACAAGATTAAATTTGATGGCAGATAATAAATGTTCAAATGGATTTCTTATTATAAAATAAGTAATTCCATCATAATTAAAAATATCATAAAAATCTACATTATCTTCATTAATAATAAAATTAGTGAAAAGGACATCCCCGTCATTATTTTTTAAATTTTTTATTGTTCTGTGTCCACATCTATATGATGTGACTATTCTCATATTATCTTTTTGAAAAAATAAATTACCTTTAAACATAAAAAATTTATTCGTTATTCATTGATCTATCCCACTTAGCCTTTCTAGCTTCTGGAGATAACATTAATGGCTCATCAATAGTGTGGTTAATTTTAACTCTTACACAAGTTTGAGGTAATCTACAATTCATTAAATAATTATTGATATAACCCATCATATTTGCAGAACCAATGGGATTGGCTGAGTGAACATATATTTGAGGTAAAGGTATCTTTTCATTCATACTCTCACTAACTAAATAACGACAACAGTCCATTCCCGTTCTTTCTTCAATATTATTATAATCCAATATATAATTATTTTTTACATTTGTATAGTATTCTACCATCGCACCCTCACCTAAATCATGGTCAAGTGATATAACTTCAAAATTACCCAATCCATGTAATTTTATTTGTTTTACAAATTCATCGTAATTTCTCACTAAAATCCAATCATCATCCACGGGAGTTCTTATATCATCAAGGTATAATCTCAATCTATTATTAATTTTCATCTTTCTTAAATGGTTTTTCGTATTTAGGTTTCATTATTCTCCAAATAATTTGATCATATGGTTTTCCGTCCCACATTGCAAATAATATTGGTCTATAAAATGTCTCAACATCACATTTTTCTAAATGTAATGCAAAATCTTTTTTTGTTGGCATTGGGTCTACATCTCCATATTTTCCATATCTAAAATAATCATGTATCTTGCCACAATGTTCTCCAATTCTGTATTTAGCATATTCAAAAGAACTCACTTGTTGTTTAACCCACTTGTAAAATTCATCAGGTACCCTATCTAAAAATTCATCCATAGGTTTTCCATCCCTCAATAATTCCCAAATATCTTTGGATGAAAAATTGGTTAATATTTTATGTAATCTTTTATATTCTTCTCCTTTGATTTTCATACGAAAACCATTCTTAAATTTAATTACATATCCCTCTCTATCCTTTTGTATTTCTTCTTTAAGTAAATCATACCCTTCTCCCCATGTTTTGTATGTCATAGCAACTTCAAATCCCGAATCTTGTGTCCAAAATAAACTACTATCAGGTATTTCCATTCCACTTTCAGTATGAAAAGCACCAAGAACAACTAATTTTTCTTCACCTTTGTAATCAACAACAATTCTATTTTCTGGATAAATAATTTCAAACAAATATGTATTGTCTTTTCTCCACGCACTGATGTCGTGTCTATTAAGAATTTCTTTACCCTTAATTGCTTGTGGTGATGTGAATGATCCACGAGTTGCCAATATCCATTCTCCTTCATAATTAAAAAGAATACCTAATGATCCATCCATCTTTTCATAAACAACATAAGTTTCATTTGGTATATCTTCTGGTTTATGTTCTTCGTAATTAAAAAATTTCTTAAACGGTCTTGCAACAATATCACCTTTTGAATTGGTCACTAATCCACGGCATTGCAAAGTTATATCATCCCACAATCTTTCGTATTGAACTTTAGGAGAATAATTCCATATAGTCAAATCTTTTGTAGGATGTGTTTGTTTATGCAACAAACCATCAGTATAATATTTCTCTAAAATGTCTAACATTAGTTTATTGTTTTGTGGATTCCGATGTTGTAAGTATGTTTCAACCAATTAAATGACAAATATAGTCCACATATTTTGTTTTTCCAAATTGATACATGAGAATCTGGTTGACATGTCTCAAAATAAAAATAAACAAAAGGTAATGGATATATTAGCCATTGGTTTCTATGTAAGTTAGCATGAAATTTCATCTTGTTTTTTTTGTGTGTAATAATTTTAAAATAAGATTCAATAAATTGACTCATCTATAACTTTATTTCAAATCTATTCTTCATTTGTTGGAGTTTGTTTTCAGGCACTCCGTGAACATTTTCATTTCCGTGTCTATTTTCAACAATTACAGTATGAATTCTATAATTGTATCTTTCCGCCATTTTAAAATATTCGTCCATTTCCCATTCTTGGGTAAATGTGTTAGCAACAACAATACGTGCAATTCCTTGTCTCATTCTTTCTGAACATCTAAATTGACAATAATTATGGGCCTCTTTTATTTTAGCACCATCAAAAACATAATCACCATTATCATCAACAAAAAAATCATCTGCCGATAAAACTTCTTGTGGGTTGTTATTTGGTTGTTGTAAAATAATATTAGCTAATGTTGATTTCCCTGAACCGGAAACTCCCCTTAAAAGTATTATGTCACCTTTTATTTCGTTTACATTATCCATAGGTAGAAATTTAAATTAAAAAATAGGGGGCAGGTATTTCACAACCCCCTAATTCTTTATTTTACAGCTTCATTAGAAACTGGAGTTTCAGTTTCTTCTTTTACTACACCACCTTCTACAGGTGCAGATGTTGAATCTACTACCGCAGTAGTATCGGCTTGAACCGCTGTTGAGTCTGTTGTTTCAGTTGAGGCTGACCCTGAACCACATGCTGTTAGTGTAAGTGCTACACCAAGAGCTAAGATAAATGTTACTTTTTTCATATATAGTAAATATACGAAAATTCAATGATAAAACAAAATTCTAATAAAAAACCCCAACGAGATGTCGGGGTTTAAGGTCTTTCGGTGGGTTCAACCCCACTTAATTTAAGAAACGAAAAGGTAATCGACAAAGAGAACCTCCAAGGATATAAATATATATAACTTTTAAAAAAAGTCAACTATTTAGGATTATTTTTTAGAAATTAATAATTTTTCGTCTTTATATTTAAGATTTACTAATTTGTTTTCAATAATATTACCTTTTAATATTTCTTCACTTAAAAAATCCTCACAAAGATTTTGAATAATTCTTTTAACGGGTCTTGCACCATATTCCTCTTGTGAATTTAATTCAAACACTCTATTGATAACGGTTTTATCAAAATTAACTTTATAACCTTTATCTTTTAATCTATTTGATAATCTACCAATTTCAATATCAATAATTGTTTTTAATGTCTCTTCATTAAGAGCATTAAATAATATAACATCATCAATACGATTTAAGAATTCAGGATTAAATTGTTGTTTTAATGCCTTTTGTATCATTGTTTTTCTAACTTCATATTTTTGAACTTCACTAGATGATGTGCTAAATCCAACACCCCCACCAAATTCAGAAACACGTTTTGCTCCAATATTAGAAGTCATAATAACCAAACAATTTGTAAAGTTAACTTTTCTACCAAATGAATCCGTTAAATGACCCTCATCTAATATTTGTAATAATATATTAAAAACGTCTTTATGAGCCTTCTCAATTTCATCAAATAAAATCACAGAGAAGGGGTTATTTTTAACTTTCTCGGTTAACTGACCTCCTTCATCATACCCAACAAAACCTGGAGGTGAACCAATTAATTTTGATACGTTATGTCTATCCATATATTCACTCATATCAACGCGAATGATTTTATCTTCATCACCAAACAAATATTGAGCTAATGTTTTTGCTAAATAAGTTTTACCCACACCAGTTGAACCTAAGAATATAAATGAACCAATAGGTTTATTTGCATCTTTAATACCTACTCTATTTCTTCTAATAGACCTTGATATTGTTGATATCGCCTCGGGTTGACCAATAACTTTTTCAGATAACAAATCTTCAAGTTGTAATAACTTTTGTGTTTCTTTTGCATCGAGTTTACTAATTGGTACTCCTGTCATTTGAGATATGATTTCATAAACGTCGTCGATAGTAATTGGTATCTTATTATCTTTTTGTTTTTCGGACCATTTAATTTTTTCCTCCTCAAGTTTAGTGACAACTTTCTTTTCTTCATCTCTTAACTTTGCCGCTTGTTCATAATTCTGACTTTTAACAACTTGTATTTTTTTCTCTTTTATTTCGTCAATTTGAACTTTTAATTTTTCAATTGATTCGGGAATTCTTGTTGATATTCTTTTTTCAGAACCTAATTCGTCTAACACATCAATTGCCTTATCTGGAAATTGTCTTTCAGTTATATATCTACCCGCCAATCTTACGATTATTTCGATTACACCCTCTTCATATGTTACTTTATGAAAATCTTGATATGATGACGTTAAGTTTTTTAATATTTCAACTGTTTCTAATTCTGTTGGTTCCTTTAAAATTATTTTTTGAAATCTTCTAACAAGTGCACTATCTTTTTCAATGTGTTTTTTAAATTCATCGAATGTTGTTGCACCAATACATTGTATTTCACCTCTTGCTAATGCCGGTTTAAGAATGTTCGCAGCGTCCATAGAACCGCTCGCATTTCCCGCTCCAACCATAGTATGAAGTTCATCAATAAAAACAATTACGTTTGGTGCTTCAACCAACTCATTTAAAATTGCTTTAATTCTTTCTTCAAATTGACCACGATATTTTGTTCCAGCAACAAGTGAAGTTAAATCCAAAGACATAATTCGTTTATCTAAAAGATTTGTTGGACAATCACCTTTGTGAATCATTAACGCAAGTTTCTCAACTAATGCTGATTTACCAACACCAGCGTCACCAACAATAACTGCATTGTTTTTCTTTTTACGAGATAGAATTTGTGCAATTCTTTTTACTTCAACATCTCTACCCACAATAGGGTCAATTTTACCTTCCTCGGCCATCTTAATAAGATCACGAGAGAAGTTATCTAAAATTGGAGTGTTAGAACCTTTTCTAACTTTCTTTGGGTTTGTGGTTGGACCATCTTCAAAAAAATCTACTGACATATGATATAAGTTTAATTCAATACAAACATAACACAAATAATACTAAAAAACAAACGTGAGACAAATTGTCAAAAAGTTTTTGAATATTATGACAAGTTGTCCAAAAATATGTGTTGGTAAAATATTTGTTATTAGAATAAAAAACATATAACTATGATTACATTATTTAAAGACCCATTTTTTACAGGATTAGATAACAACAGATTCTTATCTACACCTGAAACTAACATCACTAAAAATGAAACTGATTACAAAGTTTCAATAAGTGTCCCAGGACTAACCAAAGAGGATATAAGAATTACCACAAAAGAAGGTGTACTAAAGATTTCGTATGAAAAAACCGAAGGAGATAAAACACACCATTTTATTGGTGGGTTTGTTAAATCTTACAGTATACCTGACGATGTAAGAGAAAAGGATATCTTAGGTAAAGTTGAGAACGGGGTATTAGAGTTGGTTTTACCTATTGACAGAAAAAAATCATTAGAAAGACAAATTTCTTTGAATTAATTTTTTTTTATCAATTTTATTTCTTAAATTAGTAATATAAAATTATACACCATGTCAGTTAAAAAAGAAAAAATCAACGGAAAAATGATTTACGCCTCAATTAAATCAACTAGTCTTAAATCTGCGTCTTATGACACTTTAAAAGAAAACTTAAGAGTTTTGTTCAACAGCGGGGTTGCTTATGAGTACCAAAATGTACCATCAACAACATTCACTAAGTTCAGATTAGCTAAATCACAAGGAAAGTTCTTCAATCAGAACATTTCAAACAACTTTACTTATAAAAAAGTAAAAAGTATCTAATTAAACTTAAACCCCTCAAAATGAGGGGTTTATTTTTTGATATTTATTATCTATAATATATAAACAATATACTATGGGTATCATATCAGAAAAAATTGAGGGTAAACTTATTACAGTTACTATCCAATCATCCAACCTTAAAGAATCCACATACAATACAGAAACTGAGGACTTAACCGTCGTTTTTAACAACGGAAGTATTTATGTATACAATAAAGTTCCTTGGCAGAAGTTCACCAAATTTAGGTTAGCCGAATCCCACGGAAAATACTTCAACGAGAATATCGCCAAAAGTCATAAGTACACAAAACAAGGATGAGTTTATTTGAAGAATTAATTGAAGACAAAAAGGGAGATAAGAAAATTATCAAATCCTTTAAATCTAAAGATACCTTATCTAATCAAATTTTTGAGGGGGATAAAGGTAAATTCGTGATGCGTGACGACATTAAAACCGCATTATTAAAAATTGGTGATGATTTTATCGAATCTCTTGGAGTTGAATTTTTCATACATGATATCGTTCTAACTGGTTCGTTAGCCAACTACAATTGGTCAAATTTTTCTGATGTTGATTTACATATTGTAATCGATTATAAAGAATCAAAATATAATTCAGAAATTCTTAAGGAGTTTTTTGACGCTAAAAAGAACATTTGGAATGAAAAACACAATATTGTAATCAAAGGGTATGATGTTGAACTATACGTACAAGATGTTAATGAAGAACACGTATCGTCCGGAGTATACTCTATACTACATAACAAATGGATTATTGAACCAGAACAAAAAAACCCTAATATCGATGATAGAATGATTCTTCAAAAGGGAGAAGAATATATGAAGAAAATAGATAATATCATTGAAAAGGGGAAGAAGGGTGTTGACGTATTAAATGATATTGAGAACATTAGAAGTAAGATTAAATCGTTTAGACAAAGTGGTTTAGATTCAGGCGGGGAGTACTCTTATGAGAATCTTACCTTCAAATTATTAAGACGAAACGGATACATTGGTAAATTAATAAAACTTAAAATAACACTAACAGATAAAAAATTGTCTGTAGAACAATAACTATACCTATTTTTTTCTATATATCTATGTATTTATAGGATAAGAATAAGTATATCTAACAATTAACAAAATGGCAGAATTAAAACCACTTGGTAGTGAAAAACTTAACTCAGATGAGAAATTAAAAAGGATTCTTGAGTTAACATACTACAACAATAATAAGAAATCATCATCTTCAATGAAAGCTGAATTAGTTCAGGAATCAAAAACAGGTGGTGTATATGGTATTGTGAGAGAAAAAGACGCATACTATGTTAAAAGAGGATTAAATGAACAATCACTCGATTATATCGGTGGAATGTTTATGAAAAACAAAAACAAATTTTCATCTTATGGTGATGCTTTTAAGAGACTTGAGTTGTTAAAAGGTCAAGACGAATTACAAGAAGCAACAAAATATGTTTTAAAACAAAACAAACCACAAGAAGAAATGCCAATGCCAGAACCATCTATGGATGCACCTGAGGCGCCGGTAGATGATATGTCAAGTCAACCAACACCCGATTCCGCACCGACAGACGGTAGTTCTGTACCTTCAGAAACACCTCCAACAGATGGTGGAGAAGATATGGGAAAACGTTCAAGTTATATGTCAGAAGCTCAAAAATATGCGGGTAAATTAGGTCAAGAATTAAGAGATTTACAAGACAGAATGGAAAGTGATGATATCAAATACATTTTAAATATGATTATATCTGCTGTTGATTTAGATAAGTTAGATGATGAAGATATTGAAGAAATTGGTAAGAAATTTGAAAGAGAAGAAGATGAAATGGGTGGTTCAGAAGAACCAAGTGCTGAAGTTCCTTCTGAAGAACCAGCTGTAGAACCTGAAGCTGAAATGAACGAATATGATGGTATTAATGCATTGGATGAATTTGTTAATGCACCGATGGATACAGACGAAATTGATTTATCAAAATACGCAATTAAAGAAACCGGTGACGAATATAATGAAGATAACATTCAGGAACTTGATTTAGATGAAATCAAGAATGAAATTAATAGTAGTATTAGTCAAACTTTACACAAATATTTTAAATAAATGCATCTTATATATGTCAATGAAATCGGTTCAGATTACAAAGGTCAAAAACAGTACGAATTCGTATTCAGTGAAAGTATCGAAATTGACATGGGAGATTGGTTTGCAATACCTGCATCGTCTATCTCAAGGTCTAAATCACCTGACGTCGAATATGTTGATGTAGTTGGATTATTGAAAGATACAGATTTACAATTAGAACTTATACAAAACTCCGATTTTTTCGGAGTTATTGATGCTGTAGATGGTGTAATATCATTAGCTTGGGAAAAGTTTGATTTCGATAACGAATTTGAAAGATTAACATTTAAATTCGGAGAACCCATCGATACAGTTACAAAAAAATTAAAAAATAGGAATTATAGTTTATTAAACGAAGAAATTAAAATCAAAGAATTATGAAAAGAGACGTTATAGTTAGTCAGTTAATCAAAGAAGGATTTTCTGAAAAAACATTGGTTAGATTTAGCGATAAACAACTTTCAGATTTACATGAAAGGATTGTTACAACAACTAAAGATATGGCAGCCAATCCTGACATACAAAAATTAGCAAATGACCCAACTAAAACTGTTGAGGTTAAAGAAACTTTAAAAGGTAAACAAAAGAACATCGATAAGAATCATAATGGTGAAATTGATGCTGAGGACTTTGCAATTTTAAACAAAGAAAAGAAAAGTGAAGTTAAAGAAGGTGATTATCACGATGAAAGAAGTAAAAAGGCATTGGAGAAATCTAAAGAAGATTTTCCACAACTTAAAAACGTTAAAAAATGTGAAGAGTGTGGAAAGGTGGAATCTAAATGTAAATGTAAAAAAGAAAATATTAAAGAAGTAAAAAATTGGGTTAAAGATTTGGTAGAAAATAAAGAATTTCATAGTTTTACGTCTAAAAACGAAATTATGGAACTTATTCAAACTAAATTAACTGAATCAAATACTATGGTTCAACATGGTCCTAAAGTTAAAAAAGGACACAACGGTATCCCTGAGTTTATGTCTTATGACGCAATTGTTGATGCTGAACCAAAAACAGCACCAAGTAAACCTGCACCACAAACAAAACCAGGTACAAGACCTACACCAACAAGAAGAGAAGATCCAAGAAAGACTCCTTTTCAACCAGGACCGGGACCAAACCCAAAACCAAAGGCTAAAATGGCGGAAGAAAAAAAAGTTAAGTAATCATGAGGATTTCTAAGAAAAAACTATTATCTTTAATCAAAGAAAATTTGAACGAAATGCCGATGGACTTTGATTCACAAGATAGACCTGACCAAGGAGTACAAGATAAATTATCATCGGGAGAAACTCCGTTGAAAAAAATACCATTACCACAGACAGGAAACGAACCTAATAAGAACTTCCAAGAACTTTTAGCTTCAGAAAGATATAAACAAGTTGTTGATAAAATGAGACAATATACTGGTACCAATGCAACTGTAAGTGGTATGCGGGGTATGAGTCCATTAATGCAACAAATGATGAGTGCACACAATCAAATCTTACAGTTTGAACAAAACCACAGAAGAGAATTAGAAGCGTTAGCTGTAGATTTAGTTAAAAAAGAATTAGGTATTCCAGACGGTTCAGTTCAATATGATGCTAGAATTATTGGTATGGGTGAATTTAACCCTGAAGATTTTGGTCACGATGAAGAAGAACAAGGTGGTGAAGAAGAGGGTGGTGAAGAAGAAATGAACTTTGGCAATGAAATTGAAATTGTTAATGATTTAGAGGAACTTAATTTAGAGAAAGCGAAAAGAAGATTTATTAATACAATTATACAAGGTGCTTCTAAAAGAGGACATTACATGTATCATTATGTTGAAGATAGGGTTAGAGAAATAATCGGTAATGATAGAATCATTGGATTGTATGGTATAATGATGTCAGTAAATGACGCGTTATATTGGCAATTACCTGATGAAACTATGAAATCAATGGGACAGTCAGGTGCAATTGCAGGTAGAGAAGATGTTGATAGACAAACAGATCCACCAACAGTTAAAGCAAGAGCGGTAAACTTTCCAGTTTTAATTCACGAATTAATTAAAGGAACTTTAGAGTTGGTTGCATTACAAGGTAGAAAAAGAGATGAGGAAGGTAACGAAGAAGATTTTACCGACGTTGAAGAAAGTGAAGACACATTAGAAAAGGAAATGTGGGATTTACGATTAGGTCCTGCAATTTGGGACAGAATTAGGTCTAAATTCCCTGAAGATGTGTTAACAGATGAAACAAAATCAATTATACAATTAATAGTTTTTCAACATATTTTCAAAAAACCAGCAAAAGAGTTTTTGGTGTTTATGAAGGAAGTGGTTTCAAATTCTGAAAGTGGAAATCGTTTAATGGAAACTTTAGTTCGTGCGATAGAAGAAGACATTAACAATTACGAATATGAAGAAACAATGGCCGAATTTGATGAGGATTTGACAAATGTTTCCGATGATACCGATAACGACGATTTAAAGAATTTTATATCAGGAATACCAGGTATTAGTTTATCTAATGATAATGACGAGGAAGATGACGATGATGACATCTTTAAAGAGTTAGGTTTAGATAGACCTACGAAATAATACAAAGGTGGTTTACAATAACCACCTTTTTTTGTATTTATACATATATGAATACCAGAGCAGAACAATTAATGGAGTATGCTAAGATTATTAAAGACACTCCATACGCCCTTAGAACATACCTTCAAACATTTGACAATACACAGAAGAAGTATGTTCCTATGGATTTGTTTGAAGACCAAATTCAATTAATTAAGGATTACGAAGACCACAACGAAAACATAACGAGAAAGTATAGACAGGCGGGGGTTACAACTGTAACTGCTGCGTGGTTATCTAAAAAATTACAATTGGCAAAACCTGATAATCCTGAAAGGGTTCTTCTTATTGCGAACAAACGTGATACTGCCGTGGAGATGGCTAACAAGGTTAGACATTTTTTAGACCAATGGCCCGATTGGATAAATGTAGGATTTTCACCTGATAAGAATTCAGAAAGTAGATTTAAATTAAATAATGGTTGTGAGGTTAAAGCGGTCGCAACATCCGCAGATGCCCTTCGTGGTTACACACCAACCATACTTGTTTTTGATGAGGCAGCATATATTGAAGCGGGAGATGATTTTTGGGCGGCGTCTATGGCATCTCTTTCAACGGGAGGTAAAATTATACTTATCTCAACTCCAAATGGTTATGATCAAATATATTATGGTGTTTATGACCAAGCATTACGAGGTATAAATGATTTTCATATTACAGATTTAAGATGGTTTAAAGACCCTCGTTACACTAAGGATTTACGATGGATTAAGTGTAAGGATATTTGTCATTACATGTTGAATAGGGAACAATACGATGATAATGAAGTCGTTTTACACGATTTTGATATGAACGAATATAACAAACTATTAGAAGATGGTTATAAACCATTTTCATCTTGGTTTGAATCAATGTCTAAGAAATTTAAATACGATAGACGTAAAATTGCTCAGGAGTTGGAATGTGACTTTTTAGGTTCGGGAGACGGAGTCATTCCTGGTGATATTCAAGAAAATATTGCAAAGAATATGATTCGTGTACCTAAAGAAAAGTATATGCAAGGGACTTTTTGGCAATGGAAAGAACCAATTGAGGGTCATCGTTATATTATGGGCGTGGATGTTAGTAGAGGTG